TTGCGCTCGCGGCAAAGAAAATCGGCGATTATGTCGAAGCGTGCCGCGAGGAGCAGGAAGAGTGGGAAGAAGAGCGCAGGGACGAGGTGTTTGCGGCGTGGATCCGCTCAGGGTCGTTGAAAGAAGGGTGAGAATGATGCAGATTGTTGAATATACGGAGGCAGTGGATCTGACGATGCACGGAATGCATGATGATATCTACGTCATGCATCCGGTTGCCATCAGCAGTATGACCATGCAGGATGTGCGGGCGGCCGCAGAGGCTGGTGCAGTGTTTGCGGTAATGCAGACGCAGGCCAAGGCGGAAGAGCGGCCGAAGAAAGAGCCGGAGCCAAAAGCAGAGGTAAAACCAACGCCCCCCCGAAGAGCCCTGCAGGACAGGGCCGTAAGAGGAAACTGGATACCGGCAAGATGAGGGCACTTCGGGAGGCCGGATGGTCCTATGAGAAGATTGCAGACGAAATGGGCTGCAGTGCGGGGACCGTATGGAATTACTTTAAAGACAAGGAGGCAGAAGAATGAAAAAGTATGAATATGCTGGTATTGACGTAAGCACAGAGAAAAGCGCGGCAGATGCGGCAACCTGCTACATCGAAGCGGTACGCCGTTACATGGAAGCTGAAAACATTCCAGACGCTGATACAATCGCGGCAATCTTGGGATTGCAGCGGGTAGAAGAAAACAAAAAAGAAGGAGAAAAGAAAGGTGAATGAAGATAAGATCCTGGTGCCGTTGGATGACTATGAGGAGAAAGCAAAGGACCAGCGAACCGTGGAAATCATCCGCGATATGGTGATCTGCGAAGGAGATGTTGCTGTAAACACGCTGTGCGTATTGCTCGGAATCATGGGAGAGCCATGGAAGAAGTAGGAGGAGAAAGAGAATGAAGGAACTGCAGATTAAGATCAGTCAGGAACCGGCGGTGATCCGGTGTAACTT